AACAGAGAAAGTTGCAGTCCAAGCGTGACAGTTTCGGGGAGTCGTGGGAACAGACATTCAGACTCGCAGCCCAAATCGACGGGGACACCGCCACGTCGGAGGATGAGTCGGCGGAGGTGGTGTGGCGTGACACCGAGGCCCGCGCTTTCGGAGCCATTGTGGATGGGATCGCGAAACTCGCGGCTGCCGGTGTGCCCATCGCCGAGCTGTTGGAACTCATCCCGAATTTGACGCAGCAGAAGATCCAGGCGATCAAGGACAGTGTGCGGCGCGGTCAGTCGACGCAGTTGATCACCGCTCTTACCCGCCCAGCGCCCCCACCGCCGGGACAGATGCCGTCGAACGGTTCGCAGCCCCAAGAGCCGCCGCGGGTGGCGGAGGGTGTGAATGCCGTCCCAGGATGAGGTCAATGGGTTCCAGGCGATCATTGGACGCCTGGCCGCTCTGGCTGGTGATACGGCGGCGACCATCATGCGGGAAATCGAGGAAGCCGAACGCGCCGATGTGTATCCGGCGGCGGTGGAACCGTTCCTCGACGCGTCGTCCCTGATCACTGCGGAGTGGTACAACTCGCTGTCGGATGCCCCGTTCACTGCGGAGCCGGCGCCGGTCGCCGACGCGGAGACGCTGCGGTACAAGACGGACTGGGCAGCTACCGAACCCGATCCGGCAAAGGCTCTGAAGGATGCGACTGATCGGCTGGTGTTCTCCGCATCCCAAGACACCGTCGTCGACAACGCCGGCCGTGAAGAAGTCAGGTTCGCGCGGCACGCCCAACCTGATGCGTGCGCGTTCTGCCGACTGTTGGCGATCCGCGGGCTGGTGTATCACACCCGCGAATCAGCAGAAGCCGCCACAAAATCACACGACGTATGCCACTGCGTCATCGTCCCCAAACGGGACGGCGACTACTACGTCGCACCCGACTACGTCCACGACTGGAACGAGCAGTACAAAGACGCGAAGAAAGAACTCGGGTCGGCGAAGGATCAGGACGCGATCGTCAACGCGATGCGCCGCGCTCGGCACGCCGAAGACCCCGAACGGGATAACGCGTATCAGCGCGAGTACTACCAGACCAATAAAGAGCAGATCACGGCGCGGCAGCGGAAACGCTACGCCAACACCAAAAACGTAACCTGACAACAGGTTAAACCGCCCCGCCCAGCGGACAATGGGCAGACCCCACCCGAGAGAATCGGAGATCTGTTGTGTCCGAAGAATATTCACCCGAACCCGAAACCACCCCACAAGAACAGCCGGTCGAAGAGTTCGAGCCCATCACCTCCCAAGAAGAGTTCAACAAACGCATCGGCGAACGCCTCGCAGGAGTGAAACGCAAATACGCCGACTACGACGAACTGAAAAGCAAGGCAACAGAATTCGATGCCCTGCAGGAAGCGTCGAAGTCGGAGGTGGAGAAGCTGCAGGAAAGCCACGCCACCTTGCAGAAAGAACTGATCACCGAACGCCGTAAAGCGTTCGCAGCCGTGAAGGGTATCCCCGTCGCGGCTGTCACCGGCGACACCCCCGAAGAATGGGAGGCCGCCGCCGAAGCACTGCTGGCCTGGCGGGCTGAACAAGAGAAACCGGTGAGGGTCACTCGAAAGGAGCCACCTCGTGGCTGACATTTCCAGGGCCGAAGTATCGACCCTCATCGAAGAAGCATATTCACACGTCCTACTCAACTCCGCCGCCGCATCATCGTCGGTACTGCAGGCCATCCCCCAGATCAGTCTGGGCACCAAGACGACGCACCTGCCGGTGCTGGCCACGTTGCCGGTTGCGGACTGGACGTCGGAGACGACGGCGAAGCCGACGTCGGAAGTGACGTGGACCGATCTGACGATGGTCGCCGAGGAAATCGCCGTCATCGTCCCGGTACATGAGAACGTCATCGACGACGCCACCACCTCCATCCTCACCGAAATCTCCACCACAGCAGGTACTGCCATCGGGAAGGTGTTGGATGCGGCGGTCATCTTCGGCACCAACAAGCCGGCATCCTGGGTCAGTGCGGCGTTGGTGCCGGCGGCGTCGGCAGCAAGCCAGACTGCGTCGGTCACCACCGGCGCGGCGAACGCCAACGACGTCGTCGGCGCCGCGAACCAGGCGGCGAAGAAACTCGCCAAGAACGGGTTCGTCGCCGACACGATGATCACCAGCCTGTCGCTGCGCTACGACGTGGAGAACATCCGCGATTTACAGGGCGCCCCGATCTTCCGCGGCGACAACCTCGGCGGCTTCAAAACCGTGTACAACGCCAACGGCGCCTGGGACTACACCGCCGCCACCGCGATCGTGCTGGACTCGTCACGCATCAAGATCGGTGTACGGCAGGACATCACCGTCAAGTTCCTCGACCAGGCCACCGTCGGTTCCATCAATTTGGCGGAACGCGACATGGTGGCGCTGCGGTTCAAGGCCCGGTATGCGTACGTGCTGGGTGTGTCGACCACACCGTTGGGTGCCAACAAGGTGCCGGTGGCGACGGTGACCGGTGGCGGCAGCTAAACCATGGCGCTAGCGACCGAAGACGACGTCGCTGCCGCGTTGGGCAGAACCCCCGACAGTGATGTGGAGACTCTGCTGGAGGAGGCATCGGATCTGGTGGCCGGGTATTTGCAGTGCCCGGATCTGGATCCGGTGCCGCCGGCGGTGTCACGTGTTGTCGCAGACATGGTGGCGGCGGCACTGAATCGGCCCGCGCAGATGGCGGCGATGGCGCCGGGTGACTCGTTGACCGCTGGGCCGTACCAGGCACGGGTGGGCGATTCCGGCAGCGGCATTTGGGGACCGACGAAGAGTCAGAAGGAACGCCTGAAACCGTATCGGTGCGGCAGTTCGGTGTCGGTGGCGTTGGAGTCGGAGCTGTATCCCCGCGACGACGTGTGGGACTGGGAGGAGGGTTCGTGACGTTCCCTACCCCGTTCGTGGTGGAGCATGAAGCCGCGGCGGTGGTCGCCGAAGACGACCTGGGCAACAACTCGGTGATCTTCGCCGCCCCGGTGGAGGTGAAGGTGATTTCGATCGCGCCGGCCACCGTCGAAAATTTGGAAGGCCACGCCTCGAGGGGGATCACCGACGTGGATTTGTATGTCCCGTACGGGTTCACACCGGGGTTGCAGGACCGCGTCACCTTGCCGGATGGGCGGTTGTTCGAGGTGATCGGGTTCGACGACCACAACTACGGGTTCCACCAGTGGACACCCGGCAACGTGGTGAAACTGAAGTTGGTGTCCGGCTGATGGCCGACGACGAGATCGTGTTGAACAAAGACGAACTCAACAAGTTGATCATCGAAGTGGTCGATTCGGAATGTGTCCCCCGCATGGCCAGGGTCGCTGCCGCGTGCAACGCCGGCCTCGAACTGGACGAAGGGCAGAAGGGGTACATGATTTCCGTTGAAGGCGACGAACCGTTGACGAAGCACAGTTACCGGGCGACGTGTATCACCGCGGGAGCGGCGGCCATCATCGACAACGCCCACAACAACACCCTGGTCCAAAACTTCCATGTGGCCGGTGGTACGTGACGGCGCCGGCCCGCGGTGTGTACCCGTATGCCGCGAAAGTGGTCCGCGACTGGCTTGTCAGCCGCCTACCCGGTGACGTTCGAGTAGCTACTGAAGTCCCCGCGTCGCGGCCGGCGAAGCTGGTCACCATCAGCACTGCATCCGCTTCCGGCGGCAACAAGATTCAGTTGTCGAAACGGTGGGTCGTCATCCGCTGTTACAACGCCAGCGAAGCGATAGCAGCAGAACTCGCCGAACTGGTCTACGGCCACATGCAAGACGCCAAAGACACGCCGGGTAACAGGATTCGCGATGTTGTCGATGTCGGGACACCCTTCCGGTTCGACGACCCCGACGACAACACCCCACGCTTCCAGATGACCTTGGAAGTCCTGCTCCGCGCCGTTGTAAACCCCTGAAAGGAAACTGAATTATGCCCGCACCTGATGTGCTCAATGTGTACGCCGCCGAACCGTTGGCGACGGGCGGCCTGTATCGGGCGCCGCTCGGCACCGCTAAACCCACCACACTCGCCACCGCCCTGACTACCCCCTGGATCGGTTTGGGCCATGTCGGCGAAGACGGGGTCACCGAAACCCAAGACAGAAGCATCGACAAGAAGAAGAACTGGGGCGGCGCCACCGTCAAAATCCTGCAAACCGACTACGTCCACACCTTCAAATTTGTGCTGCTGGAATCCACCAGCGCCGAAGTACTCAAAGTCGTTTACGGTGAGGACAACGTCACCGTCACCGGCGGCCAGGTCGAGGTGAAGAAGAACCCGAAGAAGCTGGATAAGTTCGCGTGGTGCGTCGACAGCATCGATTCGGAGTTGGACACGCATTACCGCAACTACATTCCCATCGGCCAGGTGA